GTATCCCAATGAATGAAAACTTAACAAAGGCAGAATATCACAAATTACTGCAACAATCGAAATTTGCAGTTTCATTCGCAGAACAAGAAACATTAGGAATTTCTATGTATGAGGCAGCATGTGCAGGAGCTATGCCAATTGTACCAAATAGACTTTCATATACAGAAATGTATCATGATTTCTTCAAACATGATGATACAATTGAATATATTGTACATATGATTCAAAGAATAGAAGATCAAGACATGACAAAAATGATTGAAGGACAAACATTATTTTTGCATGAAAAATTCTTCTCAGCAACGAACTTAATTAATAAACTAAAGGAATATAATGAACAAAGAACAGCCTAAAAGATTTATATACTTTCCTTCCTTATCGGCAGGTAGTATGGTATCGGCATTCAAAAAGGACATGAAATTCACATCAGGCGACCCTGTAAAATTTTATGATTCTCGATATCCAGAAAAATGGCGCCATCCATATTTCCTAATTACTGCAGGACATCATTACAAGAAAATGGATTTCCGCGAACAATTAGGATTAGAAAAGGATGTATTAGTATTTGGTGACTCGGGAGGTTATCAGATTGCAACCGGAGCTTTACCATATAGCAACGAATTACGTGAAAAGATCTTTCATTGGTTAGAAGCTAATAGTGATGTAGCAGCTAACTTAGATATTCCACCTAAAACGAAATATAGAAATAAATTTGCAGAATGTGCAGATATTAGTTTCGATAACTTTGCATGGTTCGCAAAACATCAAAGTGGCAAGACAAAATTCTTAAACATGTTGCAAGGATCTAATTCTGCAGAGTATACATGGTGGTACCACAAGTTTAAGCATTTTGATTTTCAAGGATGGGCAATTGGAGGTCCTCAAAAATTAGTTGACTTCATGTTTGCATTGTCATTAATGCTTAAAGAAAGAGAATTTGAAAATACTCGCAATGAATATCTTCACTTGTTAGGAATTAGTAAAATTTCCGATTTCTTTATTTTGTCAACTATGCAAAAATTGATGAATAAGCATTATGGTGGTAGAATTACAGTAACAACGGATTCTAGTTCACCGGGACAGTATCCAGTATTTGGAACGTATCTTCATTCAACTAATTTCAAGACACAAACATTCTCTGAATTGTATTTCCCTAAGAATGCAGAATATCGTCGCAAGTCGCATATTAAACAAGGAAAGACCGGAGATGTAACGGGAATTGATTTAACACAAACAGTTCCATGTCAATTAGGTTGTCCTGCGTGTGCTGACTTCACTTATGAATACTTAGGAGGTAAAACAGATGCTGGTCTAGATAGATATTCACAAGAAGCTATGCCTAGAATGGTTGTTCATAACACTCATTTGTATGTAAATGCTGCAGAAGAAATTAATCAATTAGTTGATAGTCATGTTGAATTATTAGAGACAGTAGTCCCTAAAGATTTATATGATGTAATTCTGTCATTGCACGAAATGTTTGCAGACCCAGACAATGCACCACAGATATATGAAAAGTATATCAAAACATACAAAAAATTCGGAGGAGATTCTATCTCAACAACGGATGCAGAAAATTTTAATAAGTTCTTTAAATTTTAATAGAAAATAAAAATGGAAAAAAGCAAATTACAAGCGTTTATCAACCGTTATTACCTTGCAGGTAACTGTGAAGCGGTTATTTTAAAAGAAGATAGTGACGGAATCAATTGTGAATTAATTGATATGGATCAAACCGTAGTAGGAAAAATCCAATGGAAAACAACTCCGTTCATGAAAGGGTCATTAGGTATCAATCACACAGGAGCATTGACAAAAATGTTAGGTGCGGTTGGAGAGAATATCAACATCGATGTTAAAGATGCGTCTGGCAAGAATTATGCAATGAAAATTTCAGAAGGTAACACGCAGTTAACTTTTATGTTAGCAGATACCACTGTTATTCCTGCAGTTCCAACAATTAATGCAGAGCCTGACTATGTAGTAACGATTCCAGTTAACGAGGAATTTATTAGTAAATTTATCAAGGCAAAGAATGCATTACCTGATGCGAAAAACTTTGCGATTCAAGTACAAAATGGAAAAATTAAATTCATTATTAATTATACTACCGTTAATGCTGATAATATTTCTTTTGAAATGGATGGCGGCTCCGAAGCAATTGAACCAATTTGTTTCTCAGCAGATAAGCTTAAAGAAATTTTGGTTGCAAACAGAGGTGACGCTGGGCACTTACATGTTTCAACGGAAGGATTGGCTCGAATTAACTTTTCAGGCACTGACTTCGACTCGACTTATTGGTTAGTTCAATTACAAAATTAATATGCAAGTAAGAGTTAAAAAATTACATCCTGACGCAGTTATCCCTAGTTATGCAAAAGCTGGGGATGCTGGAATGGATATGGTAGCAATTTCAGCAGATATTTCTGAAGATGGTTTGTTTATTGAATATGGAACCGGAATTGCAGTAGAAATACCAGAAGGATATGTAGGATTAATGTTTCCTCGCTCATCATTATCAAAAACTACAATGGTTTTATCAAATCATGTCGGAGTTATTGATTCCGGATACCGAGGAGAAATTAAATTCCGATTCAAAGATCTGAATATGCAGCAAGATTTTATTAATGACCAATGGTACGCTGACGAAACTTCATATGAAGTTGGCCATAAAATTGGGCAATTGGTAATCTTGCCATATCCTCAAATTGAATTAGTAGAAACAGATGAATTAACTGAGTCGGAGCGAGGAGCAGATGGATTCGGTTCATCAGGTAAATAATTAATATGTACGGAAACACAGAAAATACACTTTGGGTAGAATCATTTCGCCCAGATACATTAGAAGGATATATCGGAAATGAGCACATTATTGAGAAAGTTAAAATTTTCATTGAAAATGGCGATGTTCCGCATCTTTTATTTTATGGTTCAGCGGGAACGGGGAAGACGACGTTAGCAAAAATTATAGCAGGGTCAGTTGATGCTGATATCATGTATATCAATGCATCTGATGAAAACTCCGTTGATGCAGTTCGTGATAAAATTAAGCGTTATGCATCAACAGTAGGATTCCGTCGTTGGAAAATTATCATCTTAGATGAGGCTGATTATTTAACACCTAATGCTCAAGCAGCACTTCGTAATTTGATGGAAACATATAGTAAAACAACACGTTTTATTTTAACATGTAACTATGTTGAAAAGATTATTGATCCAATTCAATCTCGTTGTCAGACATTTGCAATTACTCCCCCAAATAAAACCGATGTTGCAAAACGATTGGTTGAAGTATTAAATGGCAATGGAGTAACATATGACATCAAAGATATTGCAGCAATCATTAATGCATCATATCCGGATATTCGTAGAGCAATTAATGCTGCACAAGCATCAGTTGTCGGAGGACAATTGCAACTAGATAAAGCAAGTGCAATTCAAGCAAATTACATGACAGAAGTGCTTGAATTATTAATGAATGCGAAAGATAAAAAAGCCGCGTTTACAAAAATCAGACAAGTTATTGCAGACAGTAAAGTTAGAGATTTTACTCCATTATATACTTTCCTTTATGACAACTTAGATGAATTTGCTGTAGGACATATCGGAGCAGCAATTTTAATTATTGCAGAAGCACAATTCAAAGATGCTACAGTTGTTGACAAAGAGATTAATATCATGGCAATGTTTGTTAATTTATTAAATGAATTATAATATGCAAAAACCAAATATAAAACCAACTGATATGCAACCTATCCAATGCAACGAATGCGATGGGATGTATTTTCGTCAAGTAATGGCGATCAACAAAGTAAGCAAATTCATAACAGGAGCGGATAAAGACACAATGGTACCAATTCCAGTATTTAGATGTGACGATTGTGGCGCAATACCACCTGAATTTCAACCAATTAAAGTAAAAGATAAATAATGTCTGTTCCGTACCACAAAGCTGATGTAACCATTGTGTTTAAAACATCAAATCGTAGCAACGCTCGAGTAAAAATGAAGACTCTTAGAAACAAGAGTATTGATGATGTATTAGAACGCAAAATTCCGGGTATTCCTGATAATGCGGTTATTTTAGAAATAAGTATGGGTGAACTTTCAGAAGCAAAATTAAAACAAAAATACAAACTATGACAGACAAAAAGGGTGCAACAATCTTTGATTTCGTTGACGGCGTAACTAGCAAAAAGAAAGAGTGGAAGAAATGGTCAGAAACAGATCAATCTAAATTCTCTCCATTTATTGTGAATAGATGGTTATCGATGCGCCAAGACTTAACAGAAATTATCAATGAGTTACAGACATACACAATCGGATTGTTACGACCACGAGAAACTTATCGGTTATACCATGAACTATTACCAAGCAATAAAGCATTTGCAAAGTATATAAAAGGTAAAAAGGAAGATAAGTATTCAGACAAATTAATTGCACAGGTAGCGGAACATTACAAAGTTAGCAAATCAGAAGCCTCTGATTACGTTGAGTTACTTGATCAAACTGCCTGCACCCGTCTGCTTAGTTTATATGGTTATTCTGAAGGAGAAATTAAAACGATGATCAAAGGAGTTAAGAAATGAATGTAAATACACAAGCATACTACAAAGGTAAAGATAGTCTTTATAAATTCGCAGAAGATTGGGAATTGAATAGTTATGAGTTTGATATGATTAAACGCATTGTTAGATGTCGCCATAAAGGAACATTTGAACAAGACTTGAAAAAGACTAAAGATTTAATTGACATTTATTTGAAAGAAAAACTGCCAAGTTACTTGGATATTTCAAAATAATTTCATATTATAATAAAAAAGAATATGAAATGAAAAAATATTTTGAGTTCGAAATGAAATGGTGGGGAGTTGTATTACTCGTAATGGCATATATGTTGATTATTGGGTCTTACTTTGAATACATCATCAATAGAGAAATGAATGAAATAGTGCAGTCGATTGCTAGCGTCATTGCACTAATGTACACAGCTTGGCAAATTAAATTAATAGTAAATTTTATTAACAAATCAATTAACACAAAAGAAAAATGATCACAGGTATTATTTTAGCAGTATTCCTTATCGTAGCAGGAATTAAATTTTTTAACGCAATCAATAATGATAGCGCCCCGGGAATTCGAACAGCAATCGCAATTGCAGTAGTAGGTGTCATTGTAGCTTTCGCTCAGCCGTATAGCATCGAGAAAATTGACAGTGGTTACAAAGGATTAAAAGTTAGTCTAGTTGGATCGCAGCGTGGTGTCACAAATTATCAATACAAGACCGGTTGGGTTGTATTTAATTCATGGACAGAGCAAGTATTAGAATTTCCAACCTACCAGCAACATATCGAGTATGATGACCAGGTAGTAATTACAAAAGGTGGATTCTCCGCAACCATTAAACCAACATTTAACTATTCTTTGCGAGAAAGCAATATTGGGGACATGTTTGTGAACCTTCGATTAGATATTAAACAGGTAGAACAAGGATGGCTTAAAAATGCAATTGTAGGAGCAGTTAATGATGAAGCAAATAAATGGGAAGTTGACTCAATCTTTAGTCATCGTCAGGAATTTGAAGCAGCAATTGTAACGGAATGTAATAAGCGTTTAACAAAGTGGTTTATTGTATCACAACTTAGAACAAATATTACACCACCTGAAGCATTACAAGAAGCAATTATTGCAAAAACAAAAGCAATTCAACAAGCAGAAGCATCGGAGCAACAAGCATTGACAGCAATTGCAGAAGGTAAGCGTAAGGTTGCGGTTGCAAGAGCAGATAGTGCTGAGACAATCATTAATGCAAAAGCAACAGCATTAGCAATTGAGTTGAAACAACAAAAGCTTTCACCAATGTATATTGAATATTTGAAAGCACAAGCATGGGACGGAAAATTACCAACCACAATGGCAGGTAGCAGTGGTACCTTTTTGAATATTAAATAAGCAGTAAGCAATAAGATAACAAAGCCGGGCAGAAATGTTCGGCTTTTTTTACTGTTCTTTTGGATTTAATCGTAAATTTCATTATATTATAGTATGAAAGAAAATGTAAATTACATTGCCCCTATATACAAACTAGCATTGCGAGATGCTACAACTGTTCCTAGAAAGATTTCTTATTCACAATGGTCTATGTATGAAAAATGTCCAAAGCAATGGAAGCTAGCATACATTGACGGTTTAGCTCCATTTCAATCAAGCATTGATACATGTTTCGGAACAGCTTTCCACGAGACACTGCAAACATACTTAACTGTAATGTATACAGATTCAATTAAGAATGCAGATCGAATTGACTTGCGAGAACTTCTTACAACTAATCTTCGCAACGAATATTTAAGAACAGTAACTGAATTAGGTGGAGAACATTATTCAAACCCATTACAATTAGCAGAATATTTAGAAGATGGTGCTGCAATTCTTCAATGGTTTAAGAATCGTCGTTCAACTTATTTTTCTACAAAGGATTGGGAGTTAGTTGCAATTGAAATGGAATTGTGTACACAAGCATCAGAAAAGAATCCTTCGGTATTTTGGTATGGATTTATAGATGTCGTACTTCGCAATACAAAGACTAATGAGATATTAATACTTGATATCAAAACTAGTCGATCAGGCTGGAATAAATATCAAAAGGCTGATGCAACTAAAATGGCACAACTTATTGCATACAAAAATTATTTCCACAAGCAATTTGGTGCTCCAATTGAAAAGATTAATGTTGAGTTTTTCATAGTTAAACGCAAATTAGTTGAAGACTCAATGTTCCCTCAAAAAAGAATTCAACAACTACGTCCAGCATCAGGCTCAGTAACACAACGCAAAGTTCAAAAAGCAATCGATGTATTTGTTGAAGATTGTTTTGATCAAGAAGGCAACAAGAATGCAGATCGCGAATATATGGCACGTTCTGGCAAAGGTGCAAAGAATTGTAAGTATTGCCCTTTCAAAGAAGATTATGAAAATTGTCCAAAAGAATCTAGGATTCGAGAATAAAATTCATTATATTAAGATATGTACAAACACGAACACATATACGTATACCAGTTTCCATTAACGAAACGAGAAGGTGGTACCACACTTGTAGAATACAATCTTTGCACAAATATCACAGGACCTAATCATCGTGAAAACAGACAGCTATTAGAATCCATGTTGAGATTGGTATATAAACATATGCCTAAAAGTGTTAAATTTTTATATGAAAAATAAATGGCAAAAGTAGCAGTAATAGGAAGTACAGGTTGGCAGAATAAACGCAAAGTTCAACAAACACTTCAAGAATTAAAACGTAAATTTGGAACTGACTTAACAGTGATTGGCGCTGGGGGAGTAGAAGGAGCAAATAGTATGATTCGAAAATATGCTATAGAATTCGGAATCGATTACACTGAATTTAATCCTTCATTTTCAGGATATAATTTATACTCAGCAATGCCAGAATCATATTATGGAAAACGTTATCATTTCAGTCAACTACATCATCGCATGAAATTAATTGCAGAACGTTGTGACTACATGATGATTATGACAAATGATGATGCATTAGATCCGGTATTAAAAACAGCATATACGACCCAAATAAAACATAATAAACCGGTGGTTATTTTAGGATAATCATATTTATAATAAAGTTACAAGGATATAAATGGAGTTACCAAAGTTACAAAAAACCGATCCTAGCAAACCTCAAAAAAAGAAGATTTTGCTGTTAGGAGATGATTTCCGCCTTCCCTCAGGAATAGGAACAATTAGCAAAGAAATTATTTTAAACACTGTCAAAGAATTTGATTGGGTTCAGTTGGGCGGAGCATTGAACCACCCAGATGCAGGTAAGGCATTCGACTTATCTCAAGAAATCATAAAAGAAACAGGAATTGAAGATGCGTCAGTTAAATTAATTCCATGGAACGGTTACGGCGATAGAAATATTCTTTTTGCTATCATCAATCAAGAACAACCTGATGCAATATTGCATTTT